ATCCGCACCATCATCAGGTGTCGCAGTCCCACGCAACAGATGCCGACGTGCTGCCCTGGCATCATTGAGTGTAAATACCTCGTTGGCTCGCTTGAACAAGTGGTCGCCAGACCACGTGCGCATCGAAGCCAAGCCCTTTTCGAGGGACTCTGCTACTCGCGTTGTGCCGGGCATCTTCTTGCCCATGAAATAAAGCCCAGCACGGTCAAGACCAATGCGCTCAAATACCGTTGGGTCCTTGATTGCTGACCGACCGTAGCGGGCAACATTGGTTGACAGAGCCTTGTCGCCGGTGCGTTCGAGAACGCGCTGGGCCAAGGCAAGTCGACCATCAGCAGAGGCGACAGACAGTCCCCTAATTCCAGTGGCTACATCGCCGGCATCATCAAGTGCCTTGAGTGCCTTGGTCGAGCCAAGAGTCATGTAGGTCAAGGGGTCAAGCAGAACATCGCCCGCAAAACCCAGAAGCCTGTCGGCCCACTTATTGCCAGTGGCATCACCGATAATGGTGCCGAACCCAAATGTTGGGTCGGATACCTGGCGCGTGAAATCACCCCAAGATGCTTTAGTTTCGGGGTCAGTATCAAGCAGGTCCGAAACTTCCTGAACGCCAGAGACGACAGCACGGCCCGGAATCGATACGACTTCTCCAACCTTCGTTAGCGCCTTGCCGAACTCGGTTCTGTGTAATTGGGTTTAGGATTTCATCCCAAGTTGCCACTACTACATGCCTCCAGCAATCATATTGGCCATTGTCTCAATCTCTTGGTCGGAAAGGACGCGCGGTGCCGCCTTTCCTGTCGTCGTCTTCTTGGGTGCCGACTGAGCCGCCATTGCGGCGAAGAGTGGCGCAATGTCCATCATGCTAATAGCCCTGCGCGTTCCTCCGCCCTGCAGAACAGTTGTCTGCAATGCTCGCGCTTCCGTGGAGCGCCGCTGGGATTCTTGGCTCATCCTCTCAAGTTCCTTGCGCTTCTCATCCTGAACTGCACGACCAGCGTATGAGGCATTCATCTTCGCCCAGTAGTCTTGATTCGCAATTGCTTTGTCCTTTTCGGCACCCAACTTCGCCGCAGGCTGCCTGTCCCAGGGTCGGACAAAGTTGCCCTGCGCGTCACGAGAACCCGGCGCACCCTTGCCCCAACTTTCAGCAATAGAGGTGACAGCCTTCTTGCCGAGAGCCAATTGGCCAATAACGGGAATCTGGCTGATAAGAATATTCTTGGCAATAGAATTGATATTTATTCCAGAGTCCTTTGCTGGCTTCAGGACCGAACGACCCTCGGGTGTCTTGTTCAGGAATTCCTTATAAGCACTTTGTGCAACATTGGCAGATTCCTTAGTGATGGCCTTTGACCTGTTGAGCCTGTCGGTCTCAAGTGCGCTAGCCTCGGCCAGCAAACGCTGTGCATCGTCTAGTTCGCCAGCACGCCAGTTCATGGGATTGGCGTAGTAGCCCTCGTAACCTTCGTTCTCAAGCCGCTTGCGCCCAGTCTCCTGGTCTACGGGCTTTCGGATATTCCCGTCTAAATCTTCGATGTATTCACCGGAAGCAAGTTTCGATTCAATCGAAATTGCTTCACGGTACTTCTTTTCAAAGTCCTTGAGTTCTTCCAGGATTGCATCGAGAGCATTTTTGTCTACGTCTGAAATCCTGCCAACTTCTCCAGTTGCTTCTTCGTATTCCCTGGAAAGTTTTTCGGCCAGTTTTACTTGCACCTGTGCAGCAGTGAGTCCATCGACAATGTATCCCATTCCCTCGGCAAGCAGGTCATTGCCAGAATCAATTGCATTCTGAATGGGCGTTTTCCAGTCAGCCTCTTCTGGCTGGATGATGTCATACAACAGGCTGTCGATGTCACGCGCCATTTGCTCTCCAGAAATAAGATTCTGGAGATACAAGAATGTCGGGTCCGACATCGTGTTGATGACGTCCTGGAACAGATTCAACTGACTATTAGGGTCCGTACCAATCGGGATTCCGTAATCGCTGAATCCCATTGAGCGCAGATACTGACGCATGATTTCCTGTTCGACTGTCATTGAATTGCTCCAGTCGGAAGTGCCGTCCAACGGTTCATGTTTATCTTGGCCAACGCCGATTCAATAAGTTTAAGAATCGATTCCGGTGCAACATTTTGCCCAGAAAAGATGTCGCTAATATTTTTCGTAATGGCATTGCGCATAGCGATTTGGTTCTCGAGATTTTTCTGGCTTTGTCCAGTAACTGCACCAATCCGCTCTTTCTCCAAGCCGAGACGAAGCATGTTCAAGTTCTGTTCCAGGTCTTGCTGGGCGCCTGTGCGAATCAACCCAATGTCGGCTAGCCGTGACAGGTTTGCCTGCTCCTGCGAGGTGGTCATAATATTGGCCATATTTCTGACCGCCTGCTGGTAGGCGTCGGCTTCCGCCTGCGACAACCGCTGGGCTGCAGCCGACTGGCCACCAGACAGGCCGGCGGCAGCCATGTACTCAGCAAGAGGGTCTGCGGCGACACGGGGGGCAGCAATCTGTAGATTGGCGTAAGCATTGGCTCGGTTATATGGGTCAGCCTCCATGCGGGCAATTGCGGCGTTGATGTTCTCCTGCGACACACCGTACTGCCGCTGAAGTTCAGCCAGAGCATCGGCATACATCTTGCTCAATGTGTCCACATTGGAAGATTCCGACCCCGATGTCGACGGAATCCTGACTTCTGGTGCACCGCCCCCGCCTGTCGTCGTGCCTCCACCCGATGTCTGGCCTCCACCCTGACCAGATGGAGTGCCCGATGTTTGGCCGCCCATCCAGAATGAAGCGGGCACGTTTCTAATTGCCTCCATTGTGCGTTCATATTGGGTCAATGGCAATTGGCTTTGACCCCGACTGCCAGCGCCAGTGCCAGTGATGGCAGAACGCTGTTCGCCCCAAGGTTGCGAAATAGTGCGCCCAGCGGCAATTTGCTGACGCGCCAGTGCACTTCCTTCCATTGCATCTGCACTTCCGGTTCTACGAACTGCCATAATCAACTCCCCAAGAACGGGCCAAAGCCACTCAGGGCCGCTGCCGCTTCAATAATTCGACGTTCCTTTTCGCGGTTAATCTCCTGCATTAATGCGTCATATTCCGCTACGGCGGCCGTGTCCTGCAGGTCCAACTCCTGCAACTTTTGCGTCATCTCGCTTAGTACGTCCTGTTTCTGCCGTTGCCATCCAGCCCCATATTCGCCCAGTCCACGCTCGCGGATACCAGACGAGGTCAAACCGCGCTGGGCATATGAAGCGCCCAGTTTGCCCAGCCCCTTAGTCCCCGCTACGTCAATGTCCATCGCCTGGCGGTTACCCCTTTGCTGGGAAAGGAAGCGGGCATAGGAGTTCATGGCCAGCGTGGCGTCCCGCTTCTGGGCAGCGGGGCGCTGCTGTCCACTCCACCATAGTCCTAGGTCCGTATATGCAGCCATCACTAATACCCTTTATCGTTTCACGAGGTAAAGGGCACGAAATGAACGCAAACCTCAACATTGTGGTTGGTCCTGTCCTGCCCTGACTTGGTCAAAAAATGAATGTCAATAGTCGTAGCGTCAAAACTGTGGAGGTGGAATGGCCCCATATCGTGGGGGGCGGAGTCCACATAGTGCTCCGTGACGGTGACGGAGGTGGAATGGCCCCATATCGTGGGGGGCGGAGTCCACATAGTGCTCCGTGACGGTGACGGCCTCGGGTTCAAACCCGCAATTATGGGTAATGACCAGACGCCCATTTGCGTCTGTCGTTCCCGTATAACGGCCCCAGAAACCGATGTGAGTCTTGAAGTACTCGTTAAGTGCCCCGAGAATCCACCGCAATGGGCGGGCATTTTCCCCGGTCAAAAACTGCGCTGTCGGTGCGGTGAATAGTTTGCGAGGCATTATGCCCTGACCCGACGAGGATTGAACTTGAACGAGATGGAGTTTATTCCCCAGGGGTTTGAACCATTGGTAGAAATCTTCAACTGCACGCTGTTAGCCAGACCAAGATTATTTCCCTTGGCCAAGTCCGAACCGAGGTCGGGGGACACCCAAGACTCGTAACCACCACCAATCTCGCGGGCATCTAGCGCCACCGAGAATGACCTATCTGTCGTCGAGCGATTCCAGTTGTGGTAAACCTCGACATCAATAGTGGTGTTGTGTCCGAGTTGGCGAACGACCATCTCTGGTCGTCGCCAGAACTTCTTGGCCGACGATGCGTCGGCATCCTGCCACCGCGTGTAATAGTAAGCGTCGAATGTGTGCTCGGTCCCACGAATAGTATCGGTGTGAATATCCTGCTTATTGATTTCAATAATTGCCGGTTGATAAACGTGGGCGAATACAGGCACTCGTCTACCCGTGGATTGAATAAAATCAATGCCAGGTCCCAATCCGTAGCCATCCCCAGTTACATACTTCGTCCAGGCTCCGCCCTCACGAATGGTCTGGTCCCATACAAACGAAGCGGTTGGTGTCGTGGCTCTCGTGTTGCCGCCGTACTTCGTGTCTGTGTTGTCGTAGGTAATTGTGGATTGGTTGTATGTTTCAATATCTTGAGGGTCCACGCCCAAAGGTAGGGATACAAAGATGCGCCGGCCAACCCAAGAAACATAAACTCCACCCATTGAGGTTTCGGTGATTTCGCCCGTCTGGAGGAGCGGGCGAAGTGGAACGAACAAATCAGTAAAAGCGGTTCCGTTGTAAACAAACAGCCCATCGGGCCACGAGAAGAAGAACACGCCTTGTTCCGTGACGGCGACACATTGGGCATTGACCGCACCAATCTCCGTTGTCAATGGCACCAACTGGAATGTCTCTTCGTCGTACCCCATGAGTGCGTAGACAGCACGCTTCTTGAAGATAAGCAATTGGTCGCCAAATGGAATGATGGCGGTAATGCCAGAGCCACCACCAGTCACGTCGATGTAATCCAGTTCGCGCCAAGACTCAGCAAATCCTGGATGTGAGAATCGGATTCTGTTCGGGTAGGACGTGCTGTTCTCGTTGGTATCAGCGACCCACAGTCTGTCGAGGTGTGTTGCGACGAGATTCGCCTTGGGCATGTGCGTTCCAGTTGGCGATGCGTACGAATCCTGCCAAGCGCCAGTAGCGCTTGCGGTTAGGCTTGTGGTTGTAGTCCCACTCCACTTCTTGCCAACATTGCTATGACCACACGCAATATAGACCAACGAACTCGAGCCAACTGCCCACGGCGCAAATGATGCGCCGTACGGATTGTCGGTGTTGCTAATAGAAGAAGAGATAATACCGTCTGCTGTCCAGAATACTTTGTCATTGGCGGCAATCATCAGATGCTTGTATGCGCCGTCCCATCCGAACAACCGCCTGGGCGTAAACGCACCAGCGGTTGCGCCACCAACTGCCGCTGTCGAATAATCAATGATTCCGCCGCGCGAGGAGAATCCGCCGCGCGGGTCAACGTCGACATTCTGCATGTCTGGTGATTCATTGTTGGCCAACTGAAATGCGTCGGCTCGGTAGTTCAACCCACCAGTGAAATCATTGACAGCGATTGTTTGAATCATCAGTAATAGACGGGGTATTGCCAGCCATCTTGCGTCTCATGGAATCGAGAGCCGCTGAGAATCAGCGGGCGATGAGAAGAAGGACGCATAATGTCGCTAGCCACAAGGCGAACGGCTTCATCAAAAGAGTTGCGATAGAACGTAGCGAGTTCAACATCCTCCTGAAGTTGGTAGACCTGGGCAACAACATAGTAAACAATTGCCTGGTGCAAACGGTCGTCAGCGTCAACCGCTGTCGACGTATTGGCCGTCCAGTCAACTGGCTTGCGATAGCCGCGCAGCGACAGCGCGTACACGGCGTTGGGTTTGGGCCACAGATGAATCCGACTTTCCCAGATGGAGAAGTGCAGAGGCCGACCAGTCAGGTCGGACGAACCGTTCCACACGGCCTCGGCATCCTCATGGGCAATCAAGGTCAATCGCTGCCCACCATTGGTAGTGTCGACAACCGAAGTAATTTCCAGCGCATCTCCAGTCCCAATGGACGAGATGAGGTACTCTCTCTGGTCAGCGACGGTGGACAGCGAGTATGACTTCTGGAAAAACGGCCAGCGGCGTTCGAGCGCAATCATGCGCTCGTAGCCGTCCTTGGCATACATGTCTAGCAGGTCATTGGGCAGGTCCGTGGTGTCCATGTCTGTGATGGTTCGGACCTTGGACCGAATGTCACTCAGGTTCATTCAGTTGCTCCTTGGCCATGCTGCGCAGATGGCCGATGCAGTATTCGGTTCCCTTTGCCCTTGGCCCATCGCAGGTTTCGTTGTTGGCAATACAGCGCGTGTGACCGATGTATGGCATGCCACCAGCGGGGGCAGGCCGAGCATCAGCCGTAGCGTAGGGGCGCGACCCGACCGTTGCCGGTGTGCCGTGGTAAGAGTAAACAGGTGTTCCAGCCATCACTAAAAGGCTGGAGCGTTACTCAGCGAGCGTACTTATTGCGCTGGGCGTTGCGCGGCTTGGGTGCCTTGGGCCCTTCGGAGCCAATCTTCTTGGCCGCAGCGCGATTCAACTGCCCAACTCGCTTGGCAGCAACGGCCTTGCGCGTCCGGATTCCTGCTCGACCAGATGTGGAAACATCCTGGGCGGTGTAATAATCTCCGACTGCCTTGAGTTTTCTCCCTGCGATGGGGGTATTCATCGTATCAGCGGTGCTGCTACGGCTGGGGCGCTTCTTGGGGCTGGGCTTGGGTGAGGGGGGCATATTGTTCCTTTCTCAAAGAAGGGGTGGCCCGCCGCCCTACGGCAGACCACCCCCTCCTGTTTGTGCCCTGTAATGGGCGGGCTATCAGGCGGTAGCGTCGGTGATGACACCCTGCTTGGCGGCGTTGC